CCCAGGCGGCATCCAGGGCGGCCCGCACGCCTTCGTAAACCTCGTCAGTGCTGCGAAAAAACCGGAGCATTACAGCCCCCATTTTCGCGTTAGGTATGTCATGATCCGCGACCGCTCGGCGGTTGCAAGAATGGAAGACCGCGAATACATAAGGATTTCGCAGATCACGCCGTTCAGCCCGAACGACTGTGATGTCGGCGACAGGCTGCCGATGGCTAGGTTTCGTTCCGGGGCACCGGTCGCGGGAGTTCCTCCGCCCGCCGTAATTGCCGTCGATGACGCACCGGCATTGTTTGTCACTAGCACCCGATCAGCCGCCGTGGCGTTGTTCAGGTCGCCTACGATTTCAACGGCCCGCATGACATTAGCGGTCTGGCTGCCCATATTGCGAGTGATAACAAAGTTTCCCGCGTTAGTCGTTGTGACTTCCGCGCGGACGTTGTTGGCGGCCAGCGTTCCGAAGTCATGCCACAAGTAAAACGAACGCACGCCCTGCGCGGAACTGCCCGTAGATAACAGCGTGCGGATCGCACCCGAAGCCGCCCGCCAGACAACGAACACGGCATACGGCTGGACGCCGTCATGCAGGAATGACCAAGTAGTGCTGGCCTCGTCAGACGCGAGCCGCCGCGAGCCGTCGAACGTGAGGCAGTTCTTGCCACTCTGGCCGGCGAGCGTGTATTCCGGCTGGGCTCCGGCGGTCGATTGGCTGAAATGCCGATTGTTGCCAGACAGGTCGCGCCACTGCGAGACGTTGCCAGAGTTGAGCGTAACCGACGACGACACTGAGCCGTCCAGCCAGAGGGCCAAGCCGCTGATGCTCTTGGGGTTGAACCCGCTCGCCGTGGGCCGCAGCAGCCTCGGATTCATGGCACACATGGAAGAGTCTCTGTCTCTAGAGTGGTGATGTGACGACGGAGGGGTCAGCCCTTGGCCATAACCGTCATGGCACAGGTCGTCCCGCCCACAACGACGGGCACCACGTAGTTCACGGCAAAACAGGCGTCCGGGACCGGGAGAATCCCCACGGTCACAGCCGAGGTCACCGCCGCACCGTCTGCAAAGATCGCCCGCGGCGTCACGGACGGGTCTACAGTCCCGTGCCAGTTGATCTGCGTGCAGGAATTGGTGGCGGCGATCATGACGCACGCCCCGCCAAAACGGCCGAAGGGAATCATCCCTGCCGTTGTGGCTGCCGAGGAGTTGGCCGTAATCACCGAGCCGGGAGAAAAGTGCCGTGCAATCTCGTTCATAGCCGTCCCTTTACCTTGTAGGCGTGTTTTTCAATGATCTTCTCACGCAGCTCCCCGGTCTTGGCTGTCGGGTTCTTGCGCTTCTCCTTGCGAAGTTCGTCTTTGATGATGGATTCGGCCAGAACCACGCGCTTCGGCGGGGCCTCGCCGGGGTCGTAGTTCACGCTGCCGGTTACGTGCAGGCGCCTCTTGCGGGCCACACTCAGAACGTCGTCGTTGCCCGTGACCCACGCGGCCGGGTCTTTCCAGCCCCGCTTGTCGGCTATCCCGGCGCAGTAGTATTTGCCCGAGATATTGATCCCGGCCTGGCGGGCTTCCCGCGCGACGTACTGCGCCTGACGCTTCGGCATTTCGTCCAACTGCTCGTTGTTCTGCCGCCCCTCCAAGAAGGCCCGGTCAGTGCCCTTGGTGCCCGGTGGCTGCTGAAGGGCAACCATGGCCGCCCACCGCTCCCCGTAGGGCAGGGCTTTCTCGTACATGCTCTTGGCCCAGATGCCGGCGGCTTCGATCTCAGGCGGGTAGGTCATATAGGACTATTGGCCTTGGGGAGGGGCTTCGGGAGGAGCTTCAGGCGGCGGCGGCGGAGGAGGTGGAGGGACCATGTATCGGCTGATATCCACGTTCATCGTCTTGCCCCAGTCCTCCAACATGGCGTTGAAGATTTGCGGCTGTCCCGCCTGGAGCATGCCCTGCGCCACCGGCATCATGATCTGCATGGCGTTGTTCATGTTCTCCACCTTGGTGGCGATATTCGGCTTGCGTGCCGAGCCAGCCTCCACCCGGTAGGAATACTCCCGGACAATCGACTCCGGGTCTTCTCCCTGGACATGCATCTGCCAGGCTTGTGCAGCCATCGGTCCAAGAACGGGCGCAACGTCTTGGGGGTAAATCAACCATCGGGCCAAGAGCGCTTCCTTCCTGGCCACCTCAGAGAGGGCGTCCTCTAGGATGTTGGCGTAGTCGTCGGGCCGCACGGAAATCTGCTCAGACTTCACGGCGGCTTCCGCTGCCGACCTGAAGGAAGCCCTGGTCATGCCGTAAATTAACTCTGTCAGACCGACGCGGCGGTCGAACAGGTCTGTCACGGCCTGGATGATGTTGTACATGTCCTGGGTGACACCAGGCATCTGGAAGACCGAGATCACATCATTGACTGACCGACCGACAGACTCGCTGATTTCAACGATGTTGAAACCACCCTCGTTCTTCTCCAGGATCTTGGCCTTGAGGTCCGGGTCGGCATGCTTGGCAACACCAATCAGCGTCTGGCTGGAGGTCGCAATCCGGGTCGCCAAGAACGACATCGCCCAGTTGATGAATCGCAATTCCCCAATGCCAGGACGAATCAGGGAGATCGGCCAGGAGTACCCAGGCTTGCCATGCCACGCCAAGGGGGTGAACGGCCAGCCGCTTGGCTCTGCCCAAAAGGGGATGGGCCACTGGGCCGCCATGAACAGCGCCTGGGGAATCCCCGTCTCGTCCACTTCCTCTTGCAGCATGGCCGGAGGGATGTTCAGTGGGAAATCAACCCCCTCCGCCACAACTATGTAGCAATTCGGACCAAGGGCATCGAACTTTCCTCGCAAGTCTTGGTCGGCGTCCTTGAGCCTGTCTCCAAAACCCGTCTTGGAGTAAATCTCCCAGTAGACGATCAGGTCGTTCGTCTTGCCGGTCTTCTTTTCATGCTGATAGCCGCGCTCAGTGGAGTCGGCCTGGCGAGAGTAGGATTCGACCGACCCCTTCAGGTCTTCCCGGGACAAGCCGAACTTGGCCGCCACTTCATCGATGGGCTGGATTCTCCGCCTCGCCGCCCAGCGGATGTCCTCAAACTCATCGGCGTCCGGATCCCAGACCAGATTGTCGATGGTGTCGTAGAACGACCCGGCCATCCGCGTCTGCCCGCCGGGAGGGGTGTACAGCTCATGCCACCATACTCCCGCGCCCTTGATGAACGCCTCTTCCACCACTTTGCGTGAGTGGTGCTTGAGGTTTAGTTCGTTGGGGGTGTAGTTGAGATAGTCTTCCAACAGCCGGGCGATGACCTTCCGCCGTTCCAGCATCATCTGCTGCTGCTGGAACATCTGCTGGTACTGCATCATCCCCGGGTCGGGCATCATCACCGGCTGACCGTCTGGCCCCATGACAGGCTGACCGTCAGGCCCCATCTGCGGGACCGGAGGCTGGGGAAAGATACCCAAGAGCTGCGGCCCGATGACCGGGTAGTCTTTGGGGGTCACCGTCCTGGTCGGATTGCGGTGATGGATGACTGCCGTAAATAAACGGACAGCTTCCCAGACGCGGTTCACCATCATCCGGAACGGCGGCGGATCGATGCCCTTGTTGTACCCACGCTCTCCGCGGGAGTAGGCGTCCTTCCACATGAAATCGGGGTCGCCGGCAAAGAACCCCATGGCTTCGTCTGCATCGGCCTGAAACGCAGATTTATACTTCTGAGCCTGCTTCAGACAGCTCAACCAGCGCGCTACCAGTGGCTTTATCGGATTTTCTTGGCTCATCCCGCAGCCTGCCTCTCGTCGCCCACTAGTCCCTCAAGCTCCCTGACCCGCTCTCGTAGCGAACGCAATTCGCGCATCACATCAACGTGCAGTAGCTTGTGGTCCGACCCAGAAACCACCATCAGATTCTCTGGTCGATTGTCGTCCTTAACGCCGTTGATGTGATGCACATGCTCGTCATCGCCAAGCATTCGGCCAAGCTTTTCCGCCATTACCAGGCGATGCTCCAGAACGTAGCCGTTTTTCCCAGACATAGGATGGTTGCGGCGAAGCAGATAGATGTACCCGCCCGCAGTAGATGTCCTTCCGCCCTTCCAGATCGGATTGTTCTCGCCCGCCAGACGCCAGCCTGGCGGGCGAGAAATTCCGAGCTTGCTGAGGCGGCGACTCACTGGCGAACGAGTCACCCCGTACATATCCGCGATCTCGTAGCTGCTCTTTCCGAGCCCTAGGTACAGATGCCGAAGCCGCTGTTCGTCCAAGGCGTCCATGGCCCGGCGTCTGTCCCGAACGGCATAGCCACCCTGCCGCAGATGCCGCGACAGGGTGTTTACGCTCTTCGGCATGCCGTCCATGCGGACGATCTTATTCAGCGACAGGCCCTCGTCGTTGTGGAGTCGGTTGGCCTCGGCAACGTCAAAGGACACTTCTGGCATTCTGGTTCTCCTACCGACTAGTGTCCGGTTAAGCCTTTTTCGGGGCTGTGGCGGCCACCTTCTTGTCCAGGAGGCTGACTTTCTCGCTCAGAATGGAGATCGTCGGATCCTTGGGCTTGTGGTCCCAGTAGCCGTACCGCTTCCAATCCGGGAACTCGTTCACCCCCGGATCGGTCAGGTGGTGGACCGAGGGCTTCACCACGCCGCCCAGTTCGCCCGCAATCGCCCAGAGGGTGAGGGTGCGAGAGGCCAGGACCGACACAATCGCCGGGACCGGGGTGGCCC